ATCCAGAAAGATTTAAAGTCTATAAAGATGCTACAGTATCAACTGTTCAAGATGTTATTCCAGATAAATATGGTAATAAAACATTAGTTACAAAAATAATTACTTCAGGAATAGGAGAGAATAATCAACCTGTTATTTTTGGTGAACAAATTGTTGGTATAGGAGAAAAGGAAGCTCCTAGACAAGAAATAGACACTAGGCAAGTACCTGCTGTCATAGCCCAAATAGATTCTATAATAGACTCTATATCAGTTAATAATGCAGAAGTAGGATTACAATGGGAGGAAGTTTCTAAAAGTAGTAATGATAATTTAAAATTTGGAGCTACTGTAAATATAATGAATACTACCGAAGAATTAAAAAGAACATATGGTATGAATGATTCTATGGCATTACCATTAGCTACTGAATTTGTTTTAAATCAAGGTAATGAAGCTTTTATAGATACTGTTATGACTCAATTTGATATAGATTTAATTAAATTTAAACAAAATAAAGGAGAGTTTAATACTGAAAATTTTCCTATGTATATAGAAGATATAAAGAAAAATGTTAATAATCCATTTACTAGAAAAACTAAAATTTTAGATATGCGTAATGAAATTGTTGATATAATTAATTTAGAATTTAAAGAAAGTAATTCAGATGAAAAAATGAGAGAATTAAATGCTTTAGATTCTATTATGATAGATAATAATTTACCTACATTAGCAGAAGAAAATAGAATGAAGTTAGATAATGCTAATATACCTTTAGAAGAAAAAGAGTTTTTAGAAAAAGTAAATCAACAAAATGTTTTTATGCAAAGCATGAAAGAAGTAATTTTTGGTGCTGATGGAAGATTAGATTTTTGGGAAGGTGCTACATTATTAATACCGGGTTTTGGATTATACAAAGGTTTGAGATTTACAGGTGCATTAGCATTAAATACATTTGTTAGACAATCAGCTAAAAAAGTTATATCAGACCCTAAAACTGCAAAGTTTATAGCAAAAGCTACAAAGTTTAAAAATCCTAATCAAAAAGGTAGAGATGCGTTTATAAATAATTTAAGTCCTACTCAAAAAGTTATATTTGATAATATGAATAAAAATGGAACAATAGTAAATGTTGCAAAGTTTTCTGATGATATAGCATTAATGAAAGGAACATATTTACTTGGTCAATTAGCTAGAACAAAAAAACCATTATTATACGGAGCTGGTGGAGGTTTATTTATATATGCTAGAGATAGAGATTAAAATATGGCAATATTTACTAATTACAAGTCAAACAAAAATTCTTCTATTCTAAGAAGAGGTTACACGCTTGATGATTTAGAAAGCAACGAACAATTCCAAGAAATATCAGAGAGATTCTTAACATCTGTAGGTGAGCAGTCTGATGATATATTTGAATATTTACGAGACTCTGATTTTAATTTATACAATGGTATGCAAAGAGCTATGGAGTCTGGTAACTTTAATGAGCAACAAAAAAAAGATTACAGATATCTTCGTTCTACTTTTGACAAAGCAGATATGGGAAGTTTAAGACAATATGCAGAGCTTATTAAAGATTCAACAATAGATATAGCTACTGACCCTACTTTGTTAGCAGCTATGCTTTTAACTCCTGTAAGTGGAGGAACTTCTTTAGTTGCAAGACAAGCATTAGCTACAGGAGCTAATCAAGGTTTAAAAAATATTGCTAAAAGTAAAATTACTCCTCTTCAAAGCACAGGTCTTTTTGCTTTAGAAGGAGCTACTTGGCAGGGTCTAGATAATCATTTTAGACAACAAACAGAAGTAAATACTAATCTTCGTAAGTTATATTCTAATCCAGAGTTAGTAAGTAGTGCAGCTATCGGAGCTTTGACAGGTGGTATCTTTGGAGGTCTTGCAAATAAAAATAAATTTTTTGAAGAAAGGTTGCAAAAACTTTATAGCGATGATGGTTATAGAAAAGAAGCAGGTAGTGATTTAGTATATAATTTAAGAAAAAAGAAAGATGCTTTCATAGCTAAAACTATAGGTAGTCCTGCATGGAGATTAAAAACAGATGCAGAGTTTTCTCCTACTGCTAGATTACTTGGTCAAAAATTTACTTCAGAATTTAATAAAAGTTTAGTTAATAGGTCTAAAACAAGACTAGGATATTCCTATGGAGAAGATTTAGCATTTAGAAGAGGTAATTATAAAATAGGATATGAAGCTGCTATAGAACCTTTATATGCTACAGGTCGTATGTCTCCTGAATTAGGAGAAGAAGTATTGACTATTCTTAGAGGTGGACAAGTTCCGGGAGCTTCTAAAGCTGTAAGAGATACTGCAAAAAATTTAAGATTATATTTTGATAGTATCAGAGAAGATGCAATAGAAGTTGGAATAAATGTAAGTGAAATTAAAAATTATTTCCCTCGTAGTTGGAATAGAGAAGCAATAGAAGCTAACCCAGATGTATTTAAAAAGTTATTAGTTGATAATAATATAATACCAGAAAAAGAAGTAGATGATGTTGTTAAAGGAATGCTTAACAAACAAAACGAACTTTATAGTTCTCATTCTAATTTATTAACACAAGCTCGTAAGTTTGAAAATTTAGATGATAATCAGTTTAAAGAATTTTTAACAAATGATTTACATAGCGTTACTACTGATTACTTTATGAATGCTGCTAGAACTATAGAACATAAAAAACATTTTTTAAGTAAAGGTTCTGATGTTAAAGTTGGTGGTAAAACAGAAGAAGGTAATTTATTATTTTTTAAACAAAGTAATGAACAACAATTTGTTGAAAGATTTATTAATCCTATACAACAAGAACTAGAAGAGTTTGGTAGAACCTTAAGCACTAAACAACAAAGAGAACTTATAGATGTTTATAAATCTATAACAGGTCAAGTAGATTATTATAGAAGTGATACTTTTCAAGCTATATATGATGGAACTAAATTAGCAAATGCTATGGCTTATTTGCCTTTAGCTACTGTTTCTTCATTATCAGAAGCATTTATAACATTAGGTAAAGCTCCTACTTCTTCTGCTATAAAAGGTATGCAAGATGCAATAGAAAACTCTGGTAGAATATTTACTACAGAAATAGGACAAATATTAAAAGAAAAACACAAATTAACTGATAATGAAATAACAAAAGAAATGAATAGTGTTTTCTTAGCTGTAGATGAAGCTATGGCAGATTTAACAAATCGTTTAGATGGTGAAGGATTACAGAATGAAACTTTAAAAAGAGGAGCTAGAGGTTTTTATAGACTTAATATGCTTATACCTTGGACAAAAACAGTACAGTTAGCTGCTTTTTCTACAGGTAAAGATTTAATACAAAGTAATTTAAAACAACTTTCAAACCCTACAGGGTTAAGTAAAAATAAAATAGCTAGACTTAGAGGTGAATTAAATGATTTAGGTGTAGATATTGAAAAAGGTTTAGCATGGAATAATAAATTTGGAGACAATGTAAACATAGCTGCTAAAGAAGATAACTTTTATAAAAATGATATTATAAGAGGAGCAGGTCGATTTACAAACGGAGTTATATTACAAACAGGAAGAGAGTTTGCTAATGTTCCTTTGTTTATGACAAACCCTAAGTTAGATATATTTACACAGTTTTTAAGATATCCTACAGTATTTGGTAATACAGTATTAAGAAATTTTGCAAAAGAAACTATTACAGATACTACAGTTAATGCTCCTAAACTAGCTGCATTTGTTGCAATATCTATTAATGTTGCAAGAGCTACTAACTATTGGAGAGCTAATGAAAATGAAAGAAAAAGAATAGAAGAAGAAAGTGATTGGAGAGATACATTAAAAGCTTTACAGCGTGTTGGGTTACTTGGTCCAACTGAATATCTTTTAAGAGCTACTGAAGGCATGGCTTATGGACAAAATCCTTTAGTAGCTGGTGTAGGAACAGGTGGTCCTATATTAAATGATGTTATAGGTATGACACTTTATGATAGAGGTGTATTAGAAACAGTAGCTCGTAAGCTTCCTTTAAGAGGAACTAAAAATGTTTTTG